ATCAATGGGCCGCGTATGAATGCTGCATTTAACGAGATGATCAGTTCCGGTAATATGGGCGCGTTCGAGGTCGAGGATATGGCCCGGTATCTGCCGGAAATCCTCCCGCTGGCGAAACAGATGGGCCTGCAGGGAGAGCAGGGGCTGGCCACCCTCTTTGGTCAGCTGCAGGCAATGCGCATGAATACCGGGACCAGCAGCGGGACCGCCACCAACTATGTGGACCTGGCCGGTTATCTGATGAGCCCGTTTGCCATGCGAACCGCCCGGCGGTACGGCATCAACCTGCCGGCGTCCCTGATGCGGGGGGCGCAGCACGGACTGAATCCCCTCGATACCGCTGTGCTGATGGTTGACCAGGTCATGAAGAAAAATCCTAAATGGAAATCGCTTGAGAATGAGCTGAAAACTGCACAAAGTGATGACGACAGGCAGCGCATCGTGCAGGCTCAGGCGAATCTGCTGGAGGGGACAGTGATCGGGAAGTTCTTCCATAACCAGCAGGCCCGGATGGGGCTGATTGCCTACCGCAATAACCGGGAGTTTGCCCGTGAGGTGGAACAGGCTTCACTGACGGAAACCAGACTCCCCGAAGGGCAGCGTACCGGCGACATTGGTTTTGACGTGGTCTCGCAACTGCCGGCGTTCCGGACGCAGCAACTGCAGAACGAGAAAGAGTTTGCGGAAATGAAGGCCGTCACGCCGCTGGCGGATGCGCTGGGTGACCTGTCCCTGAAACTGACCGACTATGCGAAACAGTATCCGGGCTTAACCACCGCGCTGGCGGATGCGGAAATCGCGATTAAATCCATGACGGCGGCCGCCCTTGTTTTTGCGGGTCTGAATTTTCTGAGCAGGGGGCTGCCGGGCGCAGCAGGCGGTGGACTGGCAGGGGGAGCAGCAGGTATGGGGATCCGTAATCCGGGCTTACTGGCGCGTGGAGGTATATACGGTGCTATAGCGGCGATACTTGGGCTGGCTGGATATACAGCTTATGAGCAGGCAGAACGGGACAGCACACCACATGATTATATGGCCGCATTTAAATCGCATATGTCACAATTATTTCATTCTGATAAGAAATTATCTATGGAGGATTTTGGCTTACCTGAATTTAACTGGCATACCACTCTGACTGATAAACCTGCTGACACCGTTCCGGTGATTAAACCCATTGATGCCTTTCCGGATCCGGATGCCTTCAGTCCGGAATACCTGAAGCGGAACCGGCCACCGGTACAGGATACCGGTGGCCCTGACTTTTCCCGGTGGCCGCTGACGTTCACGACGAAAGTCATTCTGGACGGCCACGAAATCGCCACCGCCGTTAATGAGTACAACGCCGGGCAGGCCACGCGGGGGCCACAGTGAGCTGGGAAACCGACCTGCTGGACGCCTCGTTCCGGGGCGTGCCGTTCGACGTTCAGCGCACGCAGGACAGCGCCGGTCGCGATATTGCCACCAGTGAGTATCCGTTCGTGGATGGCGGGGATATCGACGACCTCGGCCGCAAACCCCGCAACCTGCGGCTGACAGCGGTATTCTGGGGCGACGACTACGAGCGCCGGCTGCAGCAGTTTCTGGCCGTGCTTGACGTGGCCGGCAGCGGGGAGCTCATTCACCCCGTGTTCGGCTCCATGCCGTCCATGCAGTGCACCGAATACCAGGCGGCCCATGATGCGGATAACCCGGACGCGTGCCGGCTGGAAATTGTGTTCCTCGAATCACAGCCGCAGATCCCGTTTTTTAACCGTCAGTTTCCGCTGTCACAGGCCGACATCATCTTTGGTCAGGTGCAGACGGCCCTGTCGCAGGCGCAGGCGGCCATTGATGACGCCCTCGCGCCGCTGCGTACCGCCCGGAAATGGATGAAAAAGGTGAAGGGCCTCACGGCCACGGCGCTGGGCGTGGTGTCGGTCCTGCGCAGTGACATCACCGGGTTTGTCAGCACCACGACCGATTTCGTTCATTATCCCGCTGCCGTCATGAACGATCTGCAGGCGGCATTCCGTCTTATCCCCCTGCCGTCACCCGGCACGGCGGGGCTGGCGGGCGCATCAGCCCTCATCATGACCGGCTGGACGGATATCGTGACTGAACTCACGTCCGTGGTGACGCTGCCTGCCCGGCTGGTCACCGGTGCCACCCCCGCCGCGGTGACCATTCCCGCCGGGACGCAGGTGAGTGATGTTACGGCGCTGACGACGGCGCTGTCCGTGCAGGCGGCCCTGCAGATGGCCAGTGATGCGGCGGATATCCTCAGCGATGAGGCCTCCGCTGATCCGTTGTCCCCGGACGATACGGAACAGATTGTCGGGGACACGCGGCAGGCCATCCAGGCCGCCATTGACCAGGTTCGTCTGACCTTTGCCGCCGCCACGCAGGACGTCAGCGCCGGAACCACGGCGGCCGGCGTCACCTGGCAGCCGGTGGTCAGCAGCCTGAAGGATGTCGCCCTGTCCCTGCAGACCCTCGGCGCGGCCGTGATTGCCCGCCGTCCGCCGGTCACCACCCGCACCGTCAGGACGGACGGTAACCTGCACCTGCTGGCGCATCTCTGGTACGGGGATTACCGGCGTGCGGCGGAGCTGCTGCGCCTCAATCCGTCGCTGCGCGACCCGAACGACGTCCGTGCCGGAGACCGTCTGCATGCATTCTCACGATGAAACCGTCAGCCTGATCGTCGCAGGCCATATTCACAGCACCTGGCAGCGTTATCAGATCGATTCTGATTTTCTGGTCCCGTCCGACGCGTTCAGCGTGACGCTGGGGCTGTCTGACGGCGTGTTCCCCGCGACCCTCACCCGCGGTGCGCCGGTACGGGTCAGGATCGGGGATGAGGTGGTGCTGAGCGGGCGTCTCGACGCGCTGCGGCGTCGCGTGTCGCGCCAGGATCTCTCCCTCACGCTGTCGGGCCGCGACGGGGCGGCGGTCCTGGTGGACTGTGCCTCTCCGGTGTTCACCTCCCGCCAGCTCAGTCTGGAGCAGGTGATTGCGCAGGTGGTCAGACCGCTCGGCGTCACGGATATCCGGCTGCAGGCCGAATCCTCCCTGCGTGCGGACAAGATTACCGTCGAGCCCGGCGAACGGGCGTGGGACACGCTCTCACGGGCTGCCGCCGCGCGCGGGCTGTGGCCGTGGTTCACGCCGGACGGCACGCTGGTCATCGGCGGCCCGGACTATACCACGCCGCCGGTGGCCACGCTGGTGCTGAACCGGGACGGCCGGGGAAACAACGTGCTGGATCTGACCGAAACGGTCTCCGTGAACGGCTGTTTTTCGGAACTGACGGTACTCGGCCAGGGGCACGCCCACGGCAGGCCCCGGGAGGAGGAGGATGACATGCCCCTCGCGCGGGACGCTGCCCCGGATGACGACGTGATTGTCTGGTACACCGGCACCCAGGAGCAGGGTCAGCACGGCCTGCGCGCTACGGTACGCGATCCGACGGTGCCGTATTACCGCCCGCAGATAGTCACCGAGGGGGATGCGGATAACCAGCAGCAGGTCGACTGGCATGCGAAAAAAAAGATGGCCGATGCGCGTCTTTCCGGGTATGACCTGACTGCTGTTGTGCGGGGACACCGCACGGCGGACGGTGTGTTATGGACCCCAGGCCAGCGTATCCGGGTGCGCAGCGAGCCGCACGGTATTGATGCGATCTTCTTTCTGACGGGGCGGGCCTTCTCCGGCGGCCGCCCGGACACCACCCTCACGACCCTGCGGCTGAAAGAGGACGGGATCTGGATCCCCGACGCGTTTTCGAAAAAACGCCGGCAGCGCCACCGCAGATCACCTGCTGAGACGGAGATTACTGATGTGGAGCCAGATTGACAGCCGCATCCGCGGCATGCTGCAGCGTATCCGTCTGGCGTTCCGCGGCGTGCTGCTGCGGGTGAACAGTGCCGGCAGCACACAGACCGTCCAGCTGGCTGGCCTGCGCGGTGAAACGCTCCAGGATGCGGAGTTTTTCCAGCAGTACGGTCTCACCTCCGTACCGCCGGCGGGCACCATGGCCATTGTTCTGCCGCTCAACGGCCAGACCAGCCACAGCGTGATTGTTGCAACGGAGAACGCCCGGTACCGCCTCCGGGGACTGAATTCCGGTGAAGTTGCCCTCTATACTGACGAGGGAACCCGGATAGTGCTGAAGCGCGGGAAAATCGTTGAGGTCACCTGCGAGGAGTACATCGTGAACACCAGAAAATATACCGTCACCACGGAACGGTTTGACGTGACCGCCTCCGGGGGCGCGGATTTTGACACGCCGCTCCTGAAGGCGAGCGATGAAATCACCGACGGAACCGGCACGATGGGGCGTATCCGCGAGATATACGACAGTCACGACCACGATTATAACGGCGATCACGGCACCACGCATAAACCGAATCAGCCGATGTGATCTGCCGGCAGTTTTCTGATACTGTGATCCTCCGCGCGCCCGGCCGGGCACTGAACCTCTTCATCTTTCCCGTTTATCCCCGTCCTGCCATCATCCCGTCATGGAAATGCTCATCGACACCGGAACCGGTGACTACACCGGCGGGGACACCGACACTCTGGCCAACGCCGTCTGGCTGCGCATCATGACCCCGCTGGGATCATGGTGGGCCGACCCGTCACTGGGCTCCCTGCTGCACACCCTGCGGCGCCAGAAAGACCTGGCGCGGGTGGCCACGCTGGCACGCCAGTATGCTGCTCAGGCACTGCAGCCGCTGCTCAGTGACGGACGGGCGGAGGCGGTTGACGTGGACAGTAAATGGTTTCATACCGGGGTACTGCTGCTGACGGTCACCGTTACGCAGGGCGGTAGTGTGGCGCACACCTGGACATACAGAGTGAGGGTGTTCTGATGCCGTTTATCACGCCGGACGTCATACAAATCCGCGCAGACCAGCTCCGGGATATCCTGAATCTCCTGCAGCTGCCGCAGACACCCGGCCCGGATTCGGACTGGTATGTCCGCGCCAGTGCCGTGGCGGGCGTCGCGGAGGGGCTTTACCAGCATCAGGCCTGGATGGTGCGCCAGATTTTTCCGGATACCGCAGACCGGGATTTTATGGAACTGCATGCCCGGGTCCGCCATCTCATCCGTAAACCTGCCGTGCCTGCTTCCGGCCCGCTGACCCTCACCGGGAACCCGGGAGCCAGGGCACCGGCCGGACTCACGGCCACCCTGAATGACGTCTCATGGACAACCACAGCCGTGGTCACCCTCGACGCTGCCGGAACCGGGACAGTTCCCGCCATCTCCTCACTGCCGGGCCCCGCCGGTGACACCACAGAACCCGTGGCCGCGCGCCTGACGACCACGCCTGACGGATTTGACAGCACCGTCATCGTGGGTGTGATGCGTGGCGGCACCGCTGAGGAGACCGATGCTGAACTGCTCGCGCGTCTGCTGGAGTTGATCCGCCGGCCGCCGGCCGGTGGCAACCAGTATGACTATAAACGCTGGGCGCTGGAGGTTCCCGGCGTCACGGCAGCGTATGTTTATCCGTTGCGCCGTGGCCCGGGCACAGTAGATATTGCCATCACTTCGGGTGGCAGCCTGCCTTCACAGGACACCATTGATCGCGTCCGGGAGTATATTGACGGTGTCCGTCCGGTCACGGCAAAAAATATTATGGTTTTTGCGCCGGTCATTAAACTGACTGACGTGACACTGCAGGTGTCACTTAACGGGATCACGCAGGAAGACGCCGTCGCCGCGATAATAACCGCCCTGCATGATGATGATTTGCGCCGGGAGCCGGGCGAGCCGTTTATTCTCAGCCAGGCGGTACTACTGATATTGCTGATCCCCGGTATCACGGACGTAAAATTTACGTCTCCGGCGGGTAACGTTGAGGCTGTAACGGATGAAACTGTCGTGGAGTGGCTGCGCACGGGCACCATTACGGTCGGTCTGTTATGAAAATTTTTTCATTATTATGTCGTTTATTACCGCCGGTCAGTTATAACCCGAACGGGCGTTACCTGAACGCAGCCCTGACGGCAGAGGCGCAGGTACTGGAGGCCGTCCGGGCGTCGGCCGCGCGTGTATCCGGTGGCGTGACGCCATGGTATGCCGGCGATTTGCTCCCGGACTGGGAGCGTGTGCTCGGACTGACGGCCTCTGAGGAAACGACATACCAGGAGCGCCAGCGACGCGTCATCGCAAAACTCAACGA